CTCGATCACGATGGTCAACAACCGCGTGATTAAGGCCATTCATAACCCGCTGGACACGGGCGAGTTCATCTATGACGTGATGGTGTGGCAGCGCCGCCCCGGACGGTGGTTTGGTATCGGCGTTCCCAAGCAGATCGAAACCCCGCAGCGCATCGTGAACGCCGCGACACGAAACATGATGGACAATGCCGGCGTGGCGGCTGGTGGAATTTTCGTTTACAAGCAGGGGTCGCTCGAACCCGTTGACGGGAAGTGGACCTTGGGGCCGCGCAAGTTCTTCGCGCTCAACGAATCCTCCGACCTGAACGACGCAAGGCAGGCGCTCCATTACATTGAAATCCCGATTCGCCAGAACGAATTGGGCCAGATCATCCAGTTCGCCCTCAAGATGGCCGAGGACGTGACGGGGTTGCCCATGATCCTCCAGGGCCAGCAGGGCAAGGCCCCGGACACCTTGGGCGGTATGCAGTTGCTCAACAACAACGCCAATGCCGTTCTGCGCCGCATTGCCCGCACGTTCGATGACCGGATCACCGAACCCCATGTGCGCCGGTACTACGCATGGCTGCTCCAGTACGGCGAGGATGATGACGAGAAAGGCGACTTCCAGATTTACGCCCGTGGGTCGAGCGCCCTTGTGGAGCGTGACGCCCAGACACAGTTCATGGTGCAGTCGCTCCAGTACGTCCTGAAGGCACCGCCCACCGTGACCGGCATTGACGCCAAGAAGTTCCTGCGGGAACTGTACAAGTCACAGCGCCTTGACACGTCCAATTTCTTCTACACCGACGAGGAAATGGCCAAGGTCGAGCAGAAGATGGCCAAGATGCAGCAAATGGCCAAGCCGCAGGCCCAAGACCCGAGGGCCGAGATTGCCAAGATCAAGGCCGAGATGATGAAACAGCTTCAGGACATGGAGCAGAAATTCGAGGCGCAGGAAAACGACAAGGATCGCCAGCTTGAATTGTTCCTCGCCCAGATGGAACAGAAGATCGAGGAAATGAAACTGTCCGGGGAGCGGGTCACGAACTTCGATGACATCAAGGCCGAGATGGCCAAGGTGGCCATGCAGTTGCGGACCCAACGCGCCCTTGGGGCGATCCGCCCACAGGTGGCTCGTCCGCCGACTGAACCGCCCGGACGCGCCCCGAAGGGCATGGCATACCAGCGGTGAAGATCAAGACGATCAAGCGCAAGTTCCTGCGGCTTTTCGGCGTGAAGCAAAAGCGCCGCGCCAAGAAGGACTTTGAGCCGTTCGTGGTCGGCAACGATGAAGTGCTGATCGGGGATTTCGGGCCAGCCGACCGCCAGACTCCGACATGGGCCAAACTGGAACGCCATCTCAACATGAGACTGGCGACGTTGCGCGAACAGAACGATGGAGATTCCGATGCGGTTGCCACGGCTACCCGTCGCGGTCGCATCGCGGAGGTCAAGTATTTGCTCGCCCTTGAAAAAGAGCGGGCACCTGTAACACAAGAATAAGCCGACGGGCGAAAGCCCCCCGGCAGAGGCGGCGACCCCCTATGGGACTCGCCATGTAGCCCCCGTAGAGGGGCATTTTTATGTGGAACTTACCATGACAGAAGAAAAAGAACTGACGCAAGAGGAAATGGACGCCGCTTTCGCTGCCGGCTTTAACAGGGCACAAGGCATCGAACCGGAGGTCGTTAAAGAGGCTGACGCTGAAAAGCCCCAGCCCGAAACCGAAGCGGAACAAACCACAGAGCCAGCTACGGCGGAATCTGCCGGAACGGAAGGAGAACAAGAACAAGAAGCGGAAACGGAATCCGCCGCAACGGACGCGGAGGTTAAGGAAGAACCAAAGCCGGTAGGACTGGACGAGGCGAAGGCGAACGAACTTATCGCCGCACGTCTTAACGCCTACAGGCAAGAGCAGCAGCAGAACGAGCGCAAGCTGTTCGGCAAACTCGGGAATCTCGAAGCCGCGATCAAGCGCCTGTCTGACCGTCCATCGGTCGGCAACCGCAAGGCCGTGGATGACGCGATTTCAAAGCTGTCGAGCGACTACCCCGACATCGGGGAGCGAATGAAGGAAGTGGTGAATGCACTCGGGACGGCCCCCGCAGATGAGAAGCCGGATGCGACCGTGTTTGACCCTGCGCTATTGCAGGCCCAAACCGCCGATCTGGTCATGCGCGAGCGGGCGGAACTTGAGCAGAAGTTGAACAAGGAAACTTCTGACCTTCACCTTGCCATCATCGCTGACCGCCATCCTGACTTCAAGGATCACATGAAGCCGGATTCCGGTTTCGCCAAGTGGTTCAGGACGCTGCCGCAGGAGAAACAAACCGAGTATGGCAACAGCCGCAACGGCTTTGTCGTGTCTCGGGCGCTGTCGGAATACAAGGATGCCGTAGCCAAGCAGCGCAAAGCACAGGAGGACAAGAAGAAACGGTTGGCGTCTGCGGTTAACCCAAAGACCACCGATACCCCTCCGGCCAAGGGCATTTCTGACGAGGAAGCGTTCATGCGCGGATTCAAGAAGGCCCAAGGTATTTCATAACAACAACAAGATCCAAGAAGGAGAAAGTAAATGGCTATTCATGCTTATTCGACCCAGGCGGGTCGGATCAACGAAGTCCTTGGCGAGATCATCGGTCACGCCATGCACGTCGAGGCGCTGGGTAACTTTGCCCAGACCCGGCAGATTCCGAAGAACAAGGGTGACAACGTAACCTATCGTTCGTTCATCCCCTACGGCGCGACTACGACCAACGCCAACACCATCAACCGTCCGGCTGTCACGGCTTCGGCGCACGTCCTGACCGAAGGCTCCGCTCCGACCGCCGATACCCTGACCCCGCGTGACATCACCGCCACGCTTCAGCAGTACGGGGCCGTGTATTCGTACACCGACAAGGTTGCCGATCTTTACGAGGATGACATCCCCGGCGAGATGAAGAAGCAGCTTGGCGAGCGTATCGGGCTTCTGCGGGAAATGATCCGCTGGGGCGCACTCAAGGCTGGCACCAACACGTTCTATGCCGGTGGCACTTCGCGTGGCACCGTGGACGAGGCGGTGTCGTGGAACTTCCTGTCCAAGATCGCTCGCAACCTGATGTCGAACCGGGGCAAGATGATTACCAAGACGCTTGCGCCGAGTCCGAACTATGCGACCTTCCCGGTCGAGCCTGCGTTTGTCGTGTGCTGCCACACCGATGTCGAGCATGACATCCGGGCGCTCCCCGGCTTCGTGCATGTCTCGGAGTACGGTAGCCGCAAGAAGATTCACGACATGGAACTCGGTTCCTGCGGTCGTTTCCGCTTCGTGCTGTCGCCGGAACTCGGCGTCATCATTGACTCGGGTGCGGCGGTCGGCTCCACCGGGCTTCAGTCAACCGGCGCGGCCAACATTGACGTGTATCCGATGATTGTCATGGCGGAAGATGCCTGGGGCGACGTTGCCCTGCGTGGCACCAACTCCCTTGACATCAAGGAGAAGAAGGTTGGCACCGTGGACTCTGGCGACCCGCTCGGTCAGAAGGGCTTCCTCGGCGCGAAGTTCTGGATGGCGACTGTCATCCTGAACAACGGCCACATGGCCGTCGCGGAAGTCGGCGTGACCTCGCTCTAATAACAACAACATAAGGGGCGGGTAACACCGCCCTGTTTTGAAGGAGAACAACAAATGTCTTTTGCACATCTCAGCCAGCATGGTTTCACTGGTTCGGTTTCTTCGGCGGGTCTTGCCGAGGGGACGAACTCTGCGACCATCAAAACCGCCGCGCCGAATGGTGCCGGTACGGACTACGCCATTAACGGCATTGCGTATCACAAGGCCGACACGGATAACATCTCCGTGACCGCCCATACCGCGCAAGCCGTCCTGACGACCTGTCTGTATCTGGTGCAGATCAATTCGAGCGGCACCGTCAGCACCAAGAAGGGTGATGAGGAACTGTCCGCCGACCTGTCGGCTGGCAACGTGGTCCTTCAGTGGCCGTTCCCCGATGCGTCCAACTGCCCCATCGGTGGGTACAAGGTCGCGTTGGCGAACAGCGCCACGTTTACCAACGGGACCACGGATCACTCGGCAACTGATGTCACCGTGACGTATTACAACTTCGTCGGTGGCATGCCGGGCGCTCCGATCACCTCGTAACAATAACAATCCTCACGTAACAAATGGGGCGGGTAACACCGCCCCTTATTTTAGGAGAGTGCAATGCTCAACTGGCATAAGGTAAGAGACTTGCTCGTATTCGGGCAGGTTCGTTTCAAAAAGGGCGCAACCCTTGTCACCGAGAACTCGGATGGCTCGACCACTTCCATGGATGTTGCGGAACTGGCCGCGCTGAACGATCTGGGTGCTGCGGATCTTGCGAAGATTGATGGCATCACCAACGGTACGGTTACGGCCAGCAAGGCTGCTGTCGTGGACGCCAACAAGGATATTGGCGATTTCCGCAACCTCGACGCGGTTAATATTGACGCTGGCGCATCCGGCACGGCTGGCACCGTGGACGTGTTCCCGACCACGGCGAGCAAGGGCAAGTTCATCTTGTCCTGCACGGATCAGGACGGCGACACCTCGGTAACGCTCAAGCCCGCCGCAATGGGGCAGGCGTCCGTGGTCAGCATCCCCGATCCGGGCGCGGC